CTTCGTTCTGAAGGTTCTCCCGGATGGCTTCCTCGAGACATCACGCCTTGCGTGTGATAGGAACCTTTCGGCTCTAATCGAGTCTCTGTGCTTGTGAAGGCACGTCTGCGGCCGTTGGTCGCCAACCAACTGGGTGTAACCCATGCCGAGGACAGACACAACATTTCACTTTCTAAGCGTAGGTCAGTATGGGGAAACTCGTACATGGACTGGCGGTTCCGTAGCTCCTGCTGGTAGTGATACCACCAGTGGCTATGTTACCGTTAGTCCTATTGGACGATTAACCCGTGATTGGTTTAATACACCAAACTACTACCTCATTCGGAAAGCGAAAGCCCCCCTAAGCGCTCGCGGCTTCTCCACTAGGAGTAGCCGTGGTCGAGTATGGGTAGGGGGTCAGGGATTGGATGTCTCTTTCAATCCCTTCGAGGGCACCGTTACAACTAGTCGATATCTAAGTCAACCCATTGATTGGAGTGACCGCGATATCATACGAAGTTTGCAAACGGATGATGAGCTGTATATTAAAGCTGCTATGGCAGTCAAAGATAGCAAAACTTGGGATGGTCCGCTTTTTATAGCGGAACTTCATAAGTCTGCTTCAATGATTGCTAACACAGCGTTAACAACAGCGAAGGCCCTGAGTGCCATTAAGTCAGGAAACTTCGTCAAAGCCATGGAGATATGTATCCCTTCTAGGAAGGGAGCCAGATTTCAACGTGGCGCGGCGAATGGTATCTTGGCTTATAAGTATGGCGTTCAGCCATTACTGAAGGATGCTCAGGACTATTGTGACGCTCTTTCTGCTATTGCGTTCCGGCACTGGGATAGTGAACAGCCAACTCGTATCCGGGTTTCCCAAAAGAAAACCGGGTTCTTGTTGGAAGATTACGTATACCTAGTGTCTCCGCAAGATATTGCAGGTAAGGTTGAACTCGCCGTAAGCGACTCACGTCGCCTCTACGTTGAGTACAAAGTCACCGACCCTCAATCATACGCTCTGGCGCGTTTTGGTCTTACCAATCCGCTTACCACCGTATGGGACTTAGTGCCTTTCTCTTTCGTTTTCGATTGGTTTAGCAATTGGAATAAGTGGCTATCCTCGCTAGATGCGGGGGTTGGCTTAACTTTTACTAACTGCTACATCTCTAGAAAACGGCAGACGACAATGAGTCCAACCGGTAATATGACCCATAGCGCATATTACAATCTCCACACATCCGCGTCAGGATCAGCCTTTGTGGTGCAGGCCGAAAGGGAAACCCTTCCAAGCTTGCCGACTGCAATGCCGCAAGGCATTACATTCAACCCGGGCCTTCTCAAAACGAAGGTTGGAGATACGCTGCCCACTCTTTCAGCGTCGCGCCTCACAAGTGCGTTAGCACTTCTAAGACAGCTAACTTAGGAGTGATAGTGGGAGATCGAACATGGGATCCCGGGCTCTAAACCATGCCTAATTAAGCATGGATTGGAATTAACCAATCAGCCGTAATGACCGTAAGGTCAAATTTGGCGAATTGTCCGGTCCCACCATTAGATCACCGGTTCCGGTGCCGATCACTGGGGATTGACTTTAAACCTTTCTGTAGCCTTTGTCAAGCTACTATTGGAGTGAGCATGCCTGCTCAAGCATCGATTACCGTCAATGACGGTAAAGCAACGCCACTTTCACACGTGTTTGCCGTTCTCGGCAGCATGGCCGAAGGGGGCGAGGTCGTCGCGAAGTGGATCAACCGTTCTGCTTCCGCCCTTACGGGTGGCGCGGAACTGTTGTTCAACTACTATCGCACGAAGAAGGATGGTGCCTTCACCGTTCGCCTGGCAATGATCATGCCGATCACGGAATCCGTGAGCGGCGTGAACGTTGTCACGCGTACCCTAAAGGGTACGGTGACGTTCGACATTCCTGCAAATGCAACGGCGATCGAACGGAAGGATATTCGTACCCTTCTGTCGAACGCACTGACGCAAGTGCAGGTGACGAACTGTATCGACAACGGTGAACCGATCTACTAAGCACGTTTCTAAAAAGCGTGCCCCTCGCCGCAAGGCGAGAATTGTAGTGACGATCGCGTTGCCGATTGCCGTTCTTCTCAGGTTAATCTTTGATTGGCCTGACCTCAACCTTAAGGAACCCCTATGCGCCCAGATAGACGCAAAGACGGTAGGCAGAAATGCCTTCTCCGACAACCAGCTCGGTTGTGCGGCATCTCCCATAAGACCCTCGTCGGCGACTACCTAGCTCAGCTAGGTACGTCAAAGGCGTTGGCCGTTTGGTTGATATACGCGTCCGGAGACCACCGTGACTTGCTTACGTTGTCAGTAGACATCGATGGCTTAGTACATACCCAGGGGGTAGACTACGCCCGGCGAAGCTATGCAGCTGTGAAGTTGCTTGCAAAAGCCGATTTTCTCGATTTGTCTATTGATCGCGCGCAAGTAGCCATTGATGGTGGCAAAGCTGCAGAGCGAGAAAATGCCGTCACGAACCAACGCTTACGCGAGCTACGTTCAGATCCTAGTAAGGATCCCGAGTTTAACAGTATATTGTATACTGCTGCTCGGCTCGTCGCTCGCCTGCTTGGTCCGTTGTATGATTCGATCGATCACCAAGGCAATAAAACCCTCGGTGCGATCAATTTCATACGTGACCACGGTTGGACGCCCGGAAGGACGTCTGCAGTGGATTCGGCACATCGCTCTCCGCCTCACAAATACCAGGCACAACTGGAGGTATCGGCTTCGGCTCTACCGTTGGCTGAGAAATTAGTCAACTCGAGCCCGATGTGGGCCGCCGGCGTTTTAAACGCCGACGGTCCATGTTGTGTATTACGCAGCGCTTTTAGCGTTGTTAACCACAACACGGCCATCACGGTACCGAAGAACGCGAAGACTGATAGGTTAATATGCTATGAACCGCATATCAATATTCGTCTACAGAGATCTGTAGGCGAGTTCCTAGCCCACCGTTTAAAGCGTGTAGGGATTAATCTAGGCGATCAGTCTCCAAACCAGCGTTATGCCCGCGAAGGTTCCCTTAGTGGCAAGTTTGCCACCTTGGATCTTTCAAAGGCCTCTGACACTCTCTCCTTTCAATTGGTTTTGGACCTCCTCCCGATAGATTGGGTTGAGTTCCTGGATCAGTTACGGAGTAGATACACCCTCTGGCCAGATGGCTTGAGCTTGAACGAGAAGTTCTCGTCCATGGGGAATGGCTTCACTTTTGAGCTTGAAACTATATGTTTTTGGGCTCTATGTGTTGCCTCCTCCTCAAACGGATGGGCATTGGTGTATGGTGACGACATTGTAGTCGACAGCGCAGACTATGATATGGTCTGCTCCGCCCTCTCCAAGGCGGGGTTCACTGTCAATCTCCAAAAGTCTTTCGGAACTGGTAAATTCCGAGAGTCTTGCGGGGAAGACTACTGGTCGGGCGTCTCGTTTACGGCCCCTCATCTCGATCATTTGATCGAAGATGTGGAGGCGGTAGTGAAGTTCCACAATCAGGTTTTTGCCTGGTTGTTAAGGGACCACTGGCCGCATCCTTCATGGGGTCGTATGCTACGACGCTGGAGAAAAACTGTGAACGACGGGCTTCAAAGTGTTGGTATGCAAGGTGTGCCTCTCGGACCCTATGGGTCTGGCGAGGGGCATTTTGCTGCCAATTTCGATGAGGCCTGCCCAAACCGTCATCCAGGTGGATGGGATGGGTATGTCTTTCACAGCATTGTCAAGAGGTTTCCTCGAGGGCTAGTCACCCTCTCAGACGGACTTGGCAATGTGGTAAAGACCTTGGATCGGTTCACAAAGAAAGAGATTTCTTCGTGGGCCCTCCTTTCTAGCGCTCTTGGTCCTCGCGGATCTCGAATGCTAGAGGGAATTGTCCAAGGTCAGCGCCATACCTCGGAAAAGCGTTCGCTGCTCTTCGCAAGAGAGTGGCCTTCGGTGACCTACAGTATGTAGGGTACCTCACTTTCGCCTGCTTCTAAGTCAGGCTGGACCGCTGTTGCGGATAAGGAG